CTCACGCTGTGCAGTCGTTGAATTCAAGATTGATAATTCTGAAAAGCCAAAGATTGCTGCAGGATTTTATCGTCGTGTTCTAGATATTCTTTCCCAAGAAAAGGTTGAAGCCGATGGTAAAGTTATCGCCGAACTTATTACTAAATATTTTCCTGATTATCGCCGTATTCTCAATGAACTGCAACGATATGCTGTTAGTGGTGCAATTGATTCTGGTATTCTTATTAATCTTGGTGATGAGTCTTACGTAGAACTAGTTAAGAATCTTAAAGCTAAGAACTTCACAGAAGTTCGTAAGTGGGTAGGGAAGAATTCTGATATTGAATCTACTGAACTATTCCGCAAGCTTTATGATAAAGCTATTGACTATCTTGAACAAGGTTCTATTCCTCAATTGGTTTTAATTCTAGCCGAGTATCAATATAAGGCTGCGTTTGTTGCAGATCGTGAGATCAACACAATGGCAGCTCTTACAGAAGTCATGGCTCAACTAAAGTTTAAATAACATGGAAACGTTAATCATCGTATTTATTTTCGGACTTGTTTGTGTAGTCATGGGCTGGAAAGCTCGTGAGTATCAGGCAATGAAAGCTATATCAAAAGCAGTAGACGAAATTACAGAAAATACTATTGAGGAATTCAGAAGTAAAGTTGTAAACATTCGTGTTGAAGATCACGATGGACAATTCTTTGTCTATGCAAAAGATGATGGAAGCTATCTTGCTCATGCCAAGACTAAAACCATTGGAAGATATCCTATGTGAAAAGTTTCCAGGAAAGTTATTTAACGCTTCGCCTGAAGATCTCGAAAAGCTAGAATCACGATGAGTTTCTTTGACTTCTTAAACGCAATCAATGACACTAAGAAGGATCTCTTAAGAGAAGATCCTCTTACTGAAAAAGATTACGTACCATTCATGATCAACCGTGGGTTGTCTTACTTTCCAGACACTGTCCTCTTTGCTAATGAAATGAATTCCGCTGCAGATATACCTAAGCAGTGGCAATTTGATTTTTATAGAATTGGTATCTCTAAGCGTAAGAGATTCTCTAAGTGGCACAAGCGCGATCAGATGGAAGAAGATGTAAAGTTGGTGATGAAAGAGTATGATTACTCACATCAGAAAGCACTACAGATTATCGATCTTCTGAGTGAAACTCAACTTAAAAATTTAAGGGAGAAATACTCAAGCGGAGGTCGTTAATCGTATAAATAATTACAGTCTAATGCTAAATTATGACAACTATAAAAAGGAATTGTGAAATGACTGTAGAATTAATATATTACGATTGGTCACCAGAATCAATGCTTGAAGTGACGTTACCAGAACCAGATAATTTTCTCAAGGTTCGTGAAACTCTCACTCGCATCGGAGTGGCTTCCCGTAAAGATAAAACACTGTATCAGTCTTGCCATATTTTACACAAGCAAGGTAGATACTTTATCGTTCACTTCAAGGAGTTGTTTGCGCTCGACGGAAAAGAGGCAAACATAACTGCTGGAGATATTGAACGTAGAAATACAATCACTGGTCTGTTATCAGACTGGGGATTGCTGAAGATCGTTTTTCCGGCGAAAGCGGAGAAGCGTGTTTCGTTGTCGCAGATTAAGGTTGTATCCTTTAAGGAAAAAGCCGACTGGACTTTAACCGCCAAATACAACATTGGCAAAAAATCAACTAAGTAATTGGAGAAAATATGCTTAAATTTGAACTGACTCTCGATGAGGCTAACATGATTCTTGCCGCTCTTGGTAAGGCACCTTTTGAACAAGTAGCCGGTCTTATCGGAAAACTTCGTGAACAGGCTCAGCCTCAGCTTCCAGCTCTTGAAGCAGCACAACGTGCAGCGCAAGAAGCAGCACAAAAGTCGATGGAAGAAACTCCAGTCGAACGCGTACTGCCAAACTAATTCCCCTTCGGGATGGGAACAAGGTTGGAGGTAACCTTGCTAAACACCTTCAAGAATTCTGTCCCACTACCTTGGGAACCGTTTGACGTTCACGGTAAAAGGCGTCAACCAGCAGCCTTGGCTCTGGCTAAACAAACCAAGGATTAAGCATCGCCTTCGGGGATGCATTTTTAACTCGCTTAATAGGAGAAAACTATGACACAACTTCCAGGTATCTTTGGTCAACTCAAGGATCTCGACAAATTCTTTGTTGGATTCGACGAGCAATTCAATCGTCTTCAAAAAATGCATGACGATATCACCAAAAACATTCCCAATTATCCTCCATACAATATTCGTAAGACAGGTGATAACACCTATGTAGTTGAGATGGCAGTCGCTGGCTTTGGCCAAAGCGAAATTGACATCGAAATCGATGGTGGTAAATTAATTATTCGTGGCAACGTTTCAGCAGATAACGACGCAAACGATTATGTCTTTAAGGGTATTGCTACTCGTGCTTTCACACGTTCTTTTGCTATCGACGATCATGTCGAAGTTAAGGATGCTGAACTCTTCAACGGTATGCTTAAGATTGCTTTAGAGCGTCTTGTACCAGAAGAAAAGAAGCCAAAGAAAGTCGCAGTAAAAACAAAAGGTCAAAAGTCTTTTTTGACTGAGGAGGAAAAAGATGAAATTGCTTCAAAGTTTTAAACGTTTCATTGACTCTTTTCGTAACTACAAGCAGGGGAAAGTAAAATGAAAGACTTCTGGCAGTGGGTGCTAAGTGCATTTCAACCACAAATTCAAGATGAGATAGAAGAGTATCTATCACAATCTGTAGACATCCGAGATCTTGAAGAACGTATGAAACGTTTGATGTATCGAGGAATGCCAATCTAACAGGAGATATTATGAGTGTAAAAGTTTGCAAATTGATTACCGGCGAAGATATTATCGCCGATGTTGAAGTTAATCATACTGGTTATATTTTTAATAACCCAGCATTGATCGTAGTTCAACAAACACAGGATGGACGAGTAGGCGCAGCTTTTGCACCATTTGCTCCTTATGCAAAAGACAACAAAGTCCTTATCTTTAAAAATTATGTTATCGGTGAAATGGACATTGATGTCAAATTGATTAATGAATATAATCGAATATTTGGATCTGGAATCATGATTGCTTCGGCAAATGATATGCCAACATCACAGATCTTAAGTTAAGATTGTACATTTAATCATAAACGGGATATAATTAATATATCCCGTTTTTATTTCTATTATGCGCTTTTATACAAACATCAGTCGTTATGGTAACAATCTGCTATACAGGGGTTATGAAGATGGACGACGCATCAAGAAAAAGATTGCTTTCAAACCTACACTATATGTGAAAGGTAAAGGCAACTCTAAGTTTAACGCACTAGATGGAACCAATGTAGATGCAGTTAAGTTTGACTCCATGCGTGAAGCAAAGGAGTTCATCGAGAAGTATAAAGAAGTCGAGAACTTCAAGGTGTATGGCAACACCAACTACATCGCTCAATTCATCGCTGAAGAATTTCCAGGTGAAATCAAGTTTGATCGCAGCAAGATTCGAATTCACAATATCGATATTGAAGTTGCTTCAGACGAAGGATTCCCAGAACCAGACGAAGCCAAGCATCCAGTAATCTCTATCGCTATTAAAGATACAGTACTGGATACGTATTTCGTTTGGGCACTCGGTGATTACGATGTTGATAAGTCTATTATGAAAACTTATCAAGTACGTTACATGAAGTGCGCATCTGAAGAACAACTGCTCAAACAATTCATTCAATTCTGGTTTGAAGAACATACTACACCTGATGTAGTTACAGGTTGGAACATTCGTGGATTCGATATTCCATATCTTGTAAACCGTATCAATCGTCTTCTTGGTGAAGATGAAGTTAAGAAGCTATCTCCTTGGGGAATGGTTGAAGAACGTATGGTTACTATGCGAAAAGGCATGGTTCAATTGTATGATATCATTGGTATCGCTCAACTTGACTACATGGATATCTTCCAAAAGTTTGGTTACTCCTTTGGTCCACAAGAATCATATCGTCTTGATCACATTGCAAACGTAGTTCTCGGTGAACGTAAACTTGCATATGATGGTACACTACATACTCTGTATAAGAGTGATCACCAAAAGTTTATTGATTATAACATTAAGGACGTAGATCTTGTTGACCGCATGGAAGATAAGATTGCTATGCTTACCTTGACGATGACTATGGCTTATAAAGCCGGTGTCAACTATTCTGATACAATGGGAACTGTGGGTATTTGGGATGCACTCATTCACCGTGATCTGATGTCGAAGAACATTATCGTTCCACCAACGAAAGAAAGTTTCAAGTCTGATTATGAAGGTGGCTATGTTAAAGATCCTCAGTGTGGCGTACATGACTGGGTGTGTAGCTTTGACGTTAACTCACTTTATCCTAACATCATTGTTCAATGGAACATGAGTCCTGAAACAATCGTTCGTAAAGTTGAACCAGGAATTACGATTGAAAAGATTCTTGATGGGCATGTAGCAGAAACTGCAAAGTCCAACAATATGTCTATGGCTGCAACTGGTCAATACTTCTCAAACGAGAAGCAAGGATTCATGCCACGAATCATTGAAGATATGTACAACGAACGTGTTGTCATTAAGAAGAAAATGATTGAGTCCAAGAAAGAACTCGAAGCGTGTGATAAGAATAACAAAGCCGAAGTGTATCGAATCGAACGAGATATCGCACACTACGAAAATCAACAATTGGCTATTAAGATTCTTCTTAACTCGCTTTATGGTGCTCTTGGCAATAAGTACTTCCGTTACTTTACAATGGAAATCGCTGAAGGTATTACTATAACTGGTCAGACGATCATTAAGTGGGGCGAGAAGCATATCAATAGCTATCTCAACAAAGCACTTAAAACAGACAATGACTATGTTATCGCAATCGATACTGACTCAATTTATGCAAACTTCTCAAGCTTGGTTAATGCTGTCATGCCAGACGCAGACACAAGCAAGAAAGTTGACTTCCTCTCCAAAGCTTGTAAGCGAATCGAAACCGACGTGTTCGATAAAGCTTTTAAAGAACTCGGCGAAAACCTAAACGTTCACCAGCTTCGTATCGGTATGAAGCGTGAAGGTATCGCCGATCGTGGTATTTGGACTGCGAAGAAGCGTTACATCTTAAATGTATGGGATAATGAAGGAGTTCGTTATGCAAAACCGAAACTTAAAATTATGGGAATCGAGGCTATCAAGTCGTCTACGCCAGCGCCATGTAGAGAGGCTATGGAAGAACTCTTCCAGATTCTCATTAATGGCACTGAGCTGGAAACTCAACAGTTTATACTCGAGTTTAGGAATCGATTTGATGCTCTTCCCGTCGAAGAAAAAGCATTTCCACGTGGTGTATCCTCCCTCAAGCAATATGCGGATTCCAAAACGATTTACAAAAAATCTACGCCGATCAATTCCCGTGCGGCGCTGATGTACAATCACTTGCTGAAACAGCATGGACTTGAAAACAAGTATGAAATGATTAAGGAAGGTGAGAAGATTAAGTACATCCACCTTGATCCAAAGAATCCTACACGTGAGGATGTCATTGGCTTCTCTGAAGTTCTTCCACCTGAATTCGGGTTACATCGCTACGTTGATAACCAAAAACAATTTGAAAAATCATTCCTCGATCCTGCTAAAATTATTCTAGATTCTATCGGATGGCGTGCAGAAGAGGAAGCATCATTGGAGGACTTCTTTGGATAACCTATCACACTATGTTAGAGTTTACGATAACGCCTTTAGTCCAGCGTTCTGTAATTTTCTAATTGAACAATACGAAAAACAAAAGGATGAATTCAACACAGCTCGTGTATCAGAACACGAGTGGGAGTTTGACTATCGTTCTTTTGAAGAAGTTAACATCTGCGCAGAAGATGTCTATAAACCTTACCTCACACAATACTATGATCGTATAAAAGAAGTATATAGACAATATGCTAAGGATTTAAATTCTCGTTATCTTCCAAACGATGCAAAACTTGAAAGTGCACGTTTGAAGAAATACGAGAACAATGATATTGACCAATTCGGTTGGCACACTGATGTAAACGATTCAGAGTCAGCCAAACGATTCCTCGTTATGTTTACGTATCTAAATGACGTTTCAGAAGGAGGAGAAACCGAATTTGAATCTAAATCAGAAGAAGGGTTTACTGTTCAACCAAAATGTGGTAGAATAGTGGTATTCCCTCCAATGTGGATGTTTCCGCATAAGGGAAAGAAGCCAATCAGTAATCCTAAGTATATACTATCAACATACTTACACTACGAATAAGGAATACATATGAGCATACTAGATAAAATCAAGAAAAATACTACGATTAAAGAATCAGCAGTTCTTGCAGATTCGAAGTTCTTCACCAAGAAGGACATGATTCCAACATCAATCCCTGTCATCAACGTTGCACTAAGCGGTCGACTTGATGGTGGTCTAACGCCAGGTCTCACTATGTGGGCTGGTCCTTCCAAACACTTTAAGACTGCGTTCAGCTTGCTGATGGCACGTTCTTATCTAGACAAATATCCAGATGCAGCACTCTTATTCTACGATTCTGAGTTCGGTACTCCGCAGTCTTATTTTGATAGCTTTGGTATTGACACTGAGCGGGTGCTCCATACTCCTATTACAGATTTGGAACAACTCAAATTCGACGTCATGCAACAAATTAACAACCTCGACCGAGGTGATCGTGTAATGATTGTGATTGACTCTATTGGTAACCTTGCTTCTAAGAAAGAAGTCGAGGATGCACTAGAAGGTAAGTCAGTTGCAGATATGTCACGTGCTAAACAGATTAAATCTCTGTTCCGTATGGTAACACCACACTTAACAATTAAAGATATCCCTATGGTTGTAGTGAACCATACGTATATGGAACAAGGTATGTTTCCTAAGGCTATTGTTTCTGGCGGAACTGGTCCTTACTACTCAGCAGATAACATTTTTATTCTTGGTCGCCAGCAAGAAAAAGAAGGAACAGAAATCGTTGGTTATCACTACATTATCAACGTAGAAAAATCACGTTATGTCAAAGAAAAATCTAAAATCCCTGTGTCTGTATCTTTCGATGGCGGCATTAGCAAGTGGTCTGGCTTATTGGATATTGCTCTTGAGTCCGGACACGTTATCAAACCTAGCA